TAAAAATTTAGTATCACACGATGACGGAAAAACGTTTGAAACAATAAAAAACAATTTAACACAGCGTGGCTATTATTTATGCTTTAAGGTTCTTGATACAGCAGAAATTACCGGCATCCCGCAACATCGTGAGCGAATATATATTGTTTGTATGAAATCTAAAGACCTATATTCTAAATTTACATTAGACTTTCCAAGTGTGCCAAAGGCTCAAATAGTATCTTTATTAGAAACAGAAACAGACGTTCCTTCAAAATATTATTATACATCTAGGTCATCGACGTGGGAGTTGGTTAAAAATAATGTTGTAAAAAAAAACACAGTATATCAATATAGGCGAGTATATGTTCGTGAAAATAAGAGTAATGAGTGTCCTACACTAACTGCAAATATGGGCACTGGAGGGCATAATGTTCCATTAATATTAGATAATAAAGGCATAAGAAAATTAACTCCTCGCGAATGTTTCAATTTTCAAGGGTTTCCTTCTTCCTACAAATTACCGCCAATATCAGATACAAATTTATACAAACTTGCAGGTAATGCTGTATCTGTACCGGTTGTTGAACTCATTGCTCAGCGACTAATGTCCTTGATTATTGAATAAATATAATTTTATTTTTAGAATAACATTAATCATTAAGTAAAATATTAAAAATACTTATTATTATATATTATTTAATTATATATAATAATGATAAATGAGACTTTGGAACAATTAAAAATAAAACCCATACCAAAAAAACCCCAACAATTCCAAGTAGCGCTACAAATACCTAGCGAAGGTGTTGCGCCAAATATTATTGATAAAACAAGCGAACACTTAATAAATAGAGAGCAATTTTTTAGTGATCTTCAAGAAAATTTAGGAGTTGTTCAAAAAGATTACAAAAAAAGTAAAAAACCCAGCGCTACAANAAAAGAAGAGCTTTTGCAAACATCTAACCAAGAAATAGAAAGCAAAAAACNAGACTCCAAGTCTAAGTCCAAGCCTAAAATTTATGATCCCGAAAATACATTAACCCAAATTGTTAAAACAGCACAGCAAATTATTATTAAAGAAGCATCTAACACAGCTTTAAAACAATCCAAAACAAATTTACCATCACAACAGAGATTAACACCTAAACCAGGATCACTAAATCTAGAAAAAGAAAAAACGAAAGAAAAAATTAAAGCCGAAACGATTGACGAAACTTTAATTATTCCAAAAGACCTTCGCCTAGGCAAAACTCTTTATATAAATCGAATTCCTAAATTAGAACCCAACGTGTTAATAAAAGCGTCTAATTATTATTTATATAATAGAGAGATTTTTATTAGTTTTATTAATTCTCTGTTTGAACCTTATAAGCAACAATTATTAAAGGAAGAGCAAGATATGTTGTCAGGTAAAGCGTCAATAAGTTGCGCTGCTAATGACAGCTCTAATTTTTCTCTCTTAATTCATCAAAAGATTGTGCGAGATTATATAAATATTTATACGCCATATAGAGGGCTCTTACTATATCACGGGCTTGGCTCAGGTAAAACGTGCTCTTCTATTGCTATTGCAGAGGGGATTAAAAATGATAAAAAAGTCCTAATATTGACACCTGCCTCGCTAAGGGACAATTATGTTGAAGAATTGAAAAAATGCGGCGACTTTATGTATAAGAAAAATCAATTTTGGGAGTTTATAGATACCAAAGCAAACCCGCAATACTTAGAATATTTAAGCTCATTGCTAAAGTTATCTCAAGAATATATAGCTAGTAACGGTGGAGCCTGGTTTATTAATGTGAAAAAAGAGCCGAATTATGACAGCCTGGATTTTGAGGACCAAAAGAAAATAAATTCGCAATTAGACAAAATGATAAATTACAAATACCAATTTATAAGCTATAACGGCCTACGAAGCTCTCATTTAAACGGAATGACTTACGGCGGAACAATAAACCCCTTTTCTAATAAAGTAATCATTATTGACGAAGCCCACAATTTTATTAGCAGAATAGTGAATAAATTGACCCGTAAAACCTCGTTATCAATGAAATTATATAATTATTTGATGGACGCAGAAAATTGCAAAATCATATTGCTGACCGGCACACCAATAATTAACTATCCAAATGAAATAGCAATATTATTCAACATTTTACGTGGCACAATTAGGAGCTATAGTTGCAAGCTAATATTAGATAAGAAAACGATGACTAAAGAAAAATTAGAGGGCATCTTTAAATCCGCAAATATATTAAATTATGTAGACCTTATAGAATATAACGCAGTTAGCTATGAAGTTACTATTACGCAAAACCCCTTTGGTTATGTTCGTTCGGATACAAATAAAAATAAGCTAGCTTATTCGAGCGATGTATTGTCAAGCGACCAATTTATGCAAAAAATAAAGGAAGCGCTAGAGGCACAATCTCTCAAAATCGCTGGCAACAAAATAAATATAAACGGATATAAAGCTCTTCCTGATAATTTCGACGACTTTAAGTCCTTATTTATTAGTCCAAATAATTCGATAAATAATCCGTCTATGTTTAAAATGCGTATAATTGGACTAACGTCTTATTTTAGGAGCGCACAAGAGCAATTGATGCCTAAATATATGCATTCAAATAGCGACGACTTTAAAATAATTAAAATTCCTATGAGCGACTTTCAGTTTGGAATATATGAAGAAGCCCGCGTTCAAGAGCGCAAATTAGAGGAGTCTAATAAAAAGAAGAAGTCTAAGAAAACGAAGACTGGCGCACAAGGCGACGACCTTTATAGCGATAGTGTGTCGACATATCGCATTTTCTCTCGCGCATTTTGTAATTTTGTATTTCCGAAGCCAGCTATAAAACGGCCTATGCCAAATAACGATGAAACACTAGAAACCACATTAGAAAATATGTCTGCATTAGATGATGACGAAGTTATTGGTAAAAATCTCTCTGAAGATGTTATTGACGACCTAAGTGTTGCTGAAAAATTGGACAACATTGATGGCAAATATGACGCTGATGACATTAAGGATTTGGAGCAAGACGCAACCGCTCAAAAATTGGGCGACCTAAGTTATAGCAANCGTATTGCAGAAGCACTTAAAGAGCTTGAGAAAAATGCAGCCAAATATTTATCTAAAGAAGGACTGCAACTTTATAGCCCCAAATTTTTGCATATTTTAGAAAATATTATTGATAGCGACCATAAAGGCATTCATTTATTATATTCGCAATTCAAAACATTAGAAGGCATAGGTATTTTAAAGTTGGTTTTAAAGGAAAATAGTTTTGCTGAGTTTAAGATAAAGAAAAATGAGACCGGCGAATATATTTTAAATGTATCCAGCGAAGATATGAATAAGCCTATGTTTGCTTCTTATACCGGCTCAGAAACACCTGAAGAGCGCGAAATTATTAAAAATGTATTAAATAGCAATTGGAAGCTTGTGCCGTCGTCGCTAGTAAAAACGCTGCAAACTCTGTCAGAGAATAATTTCTTGGGACAAATAATTAAAGTGCTAATGATTACGTCGTCGGGTGCGGAAGGTATTAGTTTGAAAAATGTGCGTTATGTTCATATTACTGAGCCTTATTGGCATCCTGTGCGTATTCATCAGGTTATTGGTCGCGCGAGGCGCATTTGTAGTCATAGCGACTTGCCTAAAGAGCTGCAAACTGTGAATGTGTTTTTATATTTAATGGTTTTTAGCGAGCAACAGTTGTCTAGCGACTTATCTATTGAGTTGAGGCTAAAAGATATATCGAAAAAAAATAAGAAGCAAGTCATTACAAGTGACGAATATTTATACGAAATTTCGAGCATAAAAGAGGAAATTAATGCTTCGNTNTTGCAAAGTGTTAAGGAGTCGGCAATAGATTGCAGTATTCATACGCGGGCTTCAAGCAGTGAAAAAGACGTTAAATGCTTTGTAATAGGTAATCCAAGNGAAAGCAAATATATATATACTCCAAACATAGAGGCTCAAGATAAAGANGAAGGTATGAAACTAAACAAGAAAAAACAAGTATTAAAACTAAATGAATTAGTATTAAATAAAATTAAATACGCGTATAATAAAGAAACACAAGAGCTCTATGATTATGACAGTTTCTTGAAAAATGAATTATTGCTTGTAGGTAAGTTAGTCACGCAAGACAACGGCGCCTATAGGTTGGAGAAGGTTTAAGTGCCCCTAATAGTTTAGCGCATATTTTTTAAGTTATTTTACTAATAATTTAAAAAATAACGGTTTTTTAAATATTTTGTATTTATATATGGCAACCTTTAGAAAGAAACGTTCTAGGAAATATAAAAGAAGAAATACAAGAAAAAAATATATTAAAGCAAGAAAATCTCGCATTAATAGGCGCAGTAGAAAATCATTAGTAGGAGGAACCAAATCAAAAGAAGAAATTGAAAAAGAAATTGAAAAAGTAATTATTGAAATGGCATACAAAAATTGGCAATTTAACAAATCAAGCAAAATTCTTATCAATGATACTATTGATACATTTTTTAAAACTAATGTATGGGAGCAACGCAAATTTTATCGTACCAAGTGTAAAAATTATGTAGACTTATTTAAAGATAGCGATTATACGGTGGCGCCTGACATATTCTTTAATATTAATAATGAAGAAAGTAAATTTATAAATGAGGTTAACAGTATAGTTCATAAACATGAATGGTCTTTAAATAGAGATCATCTGGAGCAAACTACTTCTGATATGATAAAAAAACTCGAGATTATTAACAATAGATCACAACAATTAGTAAGTTTACTAAATACTTATTATAATAATATAATTCAAATATTAAAGGCTGACGTAGATAGACTTAAATTAGATATAGATATAGATGCTTTAATTTCTGAAGAAAAACTCTTAGATATGCATAAAACAGATCTGATTTATTGGGAGCAGCAATATGAAGATGATTGAAAAAAATAACTAAAATAAATTTATGACAAAAAAACACAGGATTTGATGAATTAATATTTAAAATACAAATGTTGAAATCAAAAATACTACATTAAATATTCAATTTCTCCATTATTAGCATTTGGTTAGCTAATAGTTGCTCTAACTGGACAGACAACTTATCTATTTTGCTATGCAGTTCATAGTCTATATTGCTAGAGTTAATGTTTTTTAAAGATTTGTTTATATTAATTTGAGAGATTTCTTCTAGCTCTTTTTCTTTTTCCATAAGCAAGCCTTCGTTTAAATCGACTACTTCAATAGGAGGAGGAGGAGGAAAAGTAATAGATCTCTCTTTTTGTATTTTTTCTAATAGCTCATTCATATTATTACTTGACAAGGGTTCATCTTCCTTAACATCGCTAAAATCTATTACTTCGGGTTTTTTCAATGTTATAAGGTCATTAAAGCTCACCTTTTTAGCACTAAGTTCTTTATCAAATTCTTCTAGTTTTTCGGCTTTTAACGTTTCTTTTATTTCAACTGGAGTTAATAATGATTTTTTATAATTAGCTATAGTTGTTACCATATTTTGCAATATAATTTTATTTATAGCAATAATATTTTTAGGGTCGCTAATAGTATTAGTGGAAAGCTCTCTAGTTTCATCTAAACTTTTTAGTATTGTTTTTTCGAATAACATTTGAATATTATTAAAATCTGTTTCAGGTATATTGTTAAATACTTTATTGTTATATAATACATTCCATAAAACCTCTTTATTTTCCTTACTTGTTATAAAACTTGCATTGCTATTTAATCTTGCATTGCTATTTAATTTTGCATTGCTATTTAAATTTGCGTAGCTATTTAAATTTGCTGCCATTTATTTTTAGTATACTACAAATTTAACACTTTAATTTATAATTTATAATTTATAATTTATATAAAAATATAATGTTTTATTTTATATAAATATAATATGCTTAAATTAGCACTACTATTTTTAGGAATTCATTATGCGTCGTTTTTTTCTATCCCGCCAATAAATACAAAAACACAAGTCCATTTACATTTGGAACGATTTAATGAAGACTTCAATTTATATCATATTGGAATAAGTTTTAAAAATAATAATACTCTATTAAGATACGATTATCGCCCTTTTTGCGAACCAAATAAATGCGAATTTAAAACAATTAATAATGATGTTAATGCTATTAATGCTATTAATGCTATTAATGCTAATGCTAATGCTAATGCTAATGTTATTAATGTAAATAGTAATGGTGCAGTTGTTTCAAATAAACAGCTAACGTTTGTTGATAAACTATATAGGTTTTATATACCAGAAAATGTTCCAAATAAAACCATATATTGGGGTGAAACCAGCAAATCATTGGAAGAAGTGGAGCAATTTGAAAAAACTCTACCAAAAAAATATATATTAGGTATTAACGATTGTCGCCATTATGTAAATCGCATTTCATTATGGGCTCTAAATAAACGCACTCCTATATGGAGCTTAGAAAAATTATGGAACATTACACACACACAAAAAAATTTGTCTTAATAATAATATATAACATATTAATTATTTAAAAATTGAATAATTAATATACAACTATTAAATAATGCATTATAGCCAAGTTATGGATTTAGCAAAGTTAACTAAAGCTGAGCTTATGTTACAATGCGAGCAACAAGGAATTACAAATTATAAATCAAAATGCAAAGATGCACTAATTAAATTGCTAGAACCTAAAGCTAGTATTGAAAAAAGTATTGACAATCCTTCAATTAGCGTTGAAAATATGTGCGGTCTTGAATATTTAAAAACGTTAGACCCCAACTCTATTGATTTAATATTAACAGACCCGCCTTATATTATATCTAAGTCGACTGGTCTAGATAAGCATTATAATAATGTTAAATATAATGAAGCTAATGACATTAATGAGGTTAAGACGGAAGCAGAATGGACAAATTATAAACTGCAAAACGCGATTGAAGATGACACACATAAAAGCAACTATATTAAATATGGGTCAATATATGGAAAAAAATATTGCGTTAAAACCGACTACGGGTCTTGGGATAGTGAATTTAGTCTAGCTATTTTGGAAAAGTTTATTGAGCTTTATTATAGCAAACTAAAAAAAGGCGGGACATTAATAATGTTCTTTGACTTATGGAAAATAACAAACCTTAAAGACTTATTAGAAAAATACAATTTTAAGCAGCTTAGGTTTATTGAGTGGATTAAGACTAATCCGCAACCAAGAAATAGTAAAGTCAATTATTTAACTAATACTAGAGAGATCGCACTATTAGGCGTTAAAGACAGCAATCCAACATTTAATAGCAGTTATGACAACGGCATTTATAGTTATCCGTTACAAGGCGGAAAAAATAGGTTTCATCCTACGCAAAAGAGCTTAGCGCTATTTGAAGAACTCATCAAAAAACATTCGAATGAAGGCGATACAATATTAGATACATTTTTAGGGTCTGGAACAACTGCGCTAGCTTGTAAAAACACTAAACGACTTTTTAAAGGCTGCGAAATCGATAAAACATATTATGACAAAATTGTGACACTTTTACAATTACAATAAAAAAACTATATAAAGACTAATTATTAAATTATACTTGATTAGAGCCTACAACTTTACAATTGTAAAATGTTGTCCAAACAATGCTAGCAAATTTTCAAATGCCCAGCGAAATTTAATGCAGTCGCGATTTTTATGCACTTGAAATTCGCCAATTGTTACTCCATTTATGCTAATAGACGAACTCTCATTCCATAGCTTTTTTTTAATATTATGACTAAAGTTAATGTTACTGGCTGACCAATTTATCTCTTGCTTTAATACAATAAAAGCTAGCAAATCACTATGTTTATTATAATATAATATAGGACANTCAAANGTATGCGCACTATAGACTTGCAATAAATTNGCAATGTTATTNCTAATAAAGGTCTTGATTTGGTCTAAACCTATGCTTTGATCAAGTGCGAAAAACTCGCAAAACTTTTTGCGTGAGGGTTGTCCTAGCACTTGCGGACACACTTTGCCGGTCTTATTTTTGCTCGTTTTAGCGCTTAAATGGATGCTAGGGTCATCTACACATTCGAAATCATATTTGCTCCCACGACTAGCACAATGCCTAATGTTATAATTAAAGACATTTTTAAGATTGCTAAGTCTGTTTTTGAGAGATTGTGCTTCAG